CTAATATTTCCTCGGGACTCATTTTCTTATCAAATGCTTTATAGTCTCCTGCAATAATACGATCTAAACCGTATTTGGAAATATATTCATATAGTTCATGCCACTCCAATGATTGCGCTATTGTACCCGGCGCAGCTTCAAATGCGAAACGATTATTTTGTTGCAATCTACAAAAAGATAGTAGAAATTTTCTAACAACGATTGTCCAATCAAATGGAGCTCCAGTGAATACTCTAGTTTTCCCTATCTCAGCTTTCTGAAACGTCACAGGTTCATCTTTCAAATGAGCACAAAAGTTTGGATGTACTTGTTTCCGTTGTAAATAGGTTTCTATAATAATATCAACTCTATCCATTATTTCAGGATCAACATAACAGGATCTGGCATACCATGAGCAGGATCATCTGGGGTTAAAAAGTATTTTTTACATTTTTTCCAAGGATTTCCAGCACTTGTAGTACGATTAATCTTATCAATATAAGCAACGGGAGCACCATTTATAGCGGTGAAATTATCTAATGGCATCAACATATTCCCAATATCTTTGACATTTATTTCCGACATTACATCTTGAATATAACTTTCAATACAACGATTTAACATTTTAGTGTTCAATTTGTTTATAGGTTTAACTAGATCTAAAGCCGCTATCCTCCATGGAACCCAAGAGGTCATTTGAGGTGCCGTATACAGTTTATTGTATTTTTCATCACATAAATATTTAGACATTGGTGTATCAATAACTTTAGATTTGGTTTTACCTCGAAAATCGGTAAAAGAACCAAACACTTCAGCACTTCCATCTTTCAAATATCTAAAAATCGATTTCTTATGTAGATCTCCCACAACACGTTTTGATGAGGGTGCAGATACAAGAGAAAAATCTCCACGTTCAATATTAAATGGTTCCATACCATTATAGACAGATCTTATAAAATCTCCATCTATATCAATGGCGTAAACCATATTCATATCGTTTGCTAAGAAATGTAATCCAACAATACTGTAGCCATAACTACTATTGATAACTAATGGTGAGCCACAATCTCCAGCAACAGTAGAAATTTCACTGTGAGCACCCCACATTGTGTGGTTAAATTCTATTTCTTTTTCAGGAAACGTATATTGTTGTTTTTTTAGTAACTTTACTTTTTTAAGACTCTTAGTCTGTACAGATCCATCAGATCCTCGAATTACATAAGCTCCATTGAAAATTCCATCACTTTGACCGCTCTGGAAATATTGAACTATTTTCTTCATTGGTGGTAAACTTCTTAATGTTATAAAAACTAAATCATTGTTAGGTATACGATGAATATCATCTTCAGACAAGATACAAGTAAAATTTGAACTCATACCTATTTTATTGTCTAAAGTAATTTTCAAAGTATTAGATTCAGCTTTAGGTATATTGTGATTGTTTGTAATCCAAATATGTCCTCCTAAACAAACCATTCTACCATCAATGTAGTATCCAGGTTTTTTTGGATTTGGTAAACGAATATAAGCAACATTTTTTGCTATCTTAGCCAAGAATTGTGTAAATTCCATGCTTTTAGAAGATGAACTCTCTCTGGTAAAATTAGCAGTGCTCAATTCCATAGCATTATTATACCAAACATTCTCTCTACCATCTTCTTCGACTTCAGGTTTTGTTCCGAAATCTTCTGATATACCACCTTGTGGTTTTACCATTGTGTATAATTGATACAAAGATAAAGATGTAGCCAATAAAGCGGATATACTTCCAAGAAAAACAGGATATTTGAGTTTGTTACTCATTTTCTTTCCCATATTGACCCAATCTTGTTTGCTTCCTATTCTTTGTCGTACATTGAATTCCAATTCCTCCAATTTGGATTTAGAATTTCTATAAAGAACATAATATTTATATGAAAAAATCAAATATTCAATAATTTTATATCTCTTTACGTAATTTATAATGTACAAAATAATTAAAGTCACACAAGACAGAAGTACTATTTCACCACTTTGTGGTACAAAGTTAGGACACAAAGTATCAGGTATAGAACAGCACATACATAAATTTATTTCTCTCATCTTACGAATACAATCAGAAACTTTATCATGATCGCTATTAAATTCGTCAATTGCTTTAGTGTACCATAATAACATTTCTCTAAGATTTAAATTTGAATGTAAAATCTCAATCACAGCTTTACGTTTACCCTCTTTTAAGGGAACAGGTCTTACTATTTTAATGTCAAAAGTCCATAAGTCAGGATAAATATCCATACAATCAACATTAGAAGAATTCAACATTCCTCGAGAATCTTTATATTCTTCTCTAACAGTTGGTGTAATAATGTAGGGAAATCTACGTTGTACAGCTGATGGACATGAAAAATAATAATATGCATTTAGATCTTCAACATTAGTCGTTGCTACAACTAATTTAGCTTTAAATGGTGTTGTACCTTTGCTCTCTAAAGAAGCTTGATCAGGACAAAAAGCTTGATTGTTCATAATTTGTATTATCTCATTAACTGATTTCGGATCACCAACTTCTGGGGCTTCATTGGCAATATCATCAAGAATGACAGTATGACAAGAAGTAGTGAATCCGTCCCAGTATTTTGCAACTGGATTTCTAGTATAACAAAATTCACTACCTTGTGGTAATCCTTGATGTTTTGAAAACACAATAGTTAAAATACTAGTAATGGTTGTTTTACCAATACCGGAATCTCCACTTATCAGTATACCAAATGGTGCTTTCCTATTACGCCTTGCGGCAGCTTTAGTATTAACATCATCTCTCATCATCAACATTTCATTCAACATCGCTTTAATCATTTGAACATCACATTTGTCCAATCTAAATGAATGCTTACTGATACTTTCCAACTTTTCAATATTATTATCAAGATTAGATCTAAATTCACTTTCAGTGAAACCATGTTCTTCAGGATTAATCAACAAATCTTTTTGACGTTTAAGTAATCTACATGCATCAAATACATCAGAATACTGACCTCCTGAATGGAAAATAGTATTAATGTCTCGTGTAACATACACTTGATATCCACGTTCTACTATAAATAAAGTAGTATCAAACAGTGAATATATGAAATCACTTCTTTTATAGTATTTCTTTCTCAATGCAGCTTGTTCTAATTTAGAATAACCAATGTTATCAAGAGAGATACCAATTTTATCAAATAACGAGAAACTCATCATATA